TGCTCCCTGAACTTGTCAGCGGAGCAATTCAGAACCCGGCACGCCTCCATTGCCCTGTCGATGACGTCCTTCTGGTCGCCCTTCATTATTCGGAAGCGCAACGTGATGTACTGGTTTCCTACCGGTCCGTTGCCATCGCCGACCTTTTCGCCCGGAGCATCTCCGCCTTCGTCGTCATCCGGCGAGTCGTCGGGAGTTACTATGGTGTGCTCCAACGCATATTGAATTTCCTGTTGCCGAACACGGACGGTTGCCAGGTTGCCCTTCACTGAACAGCGAAGGCCACACTTGCCGCAAACGAGCGAGATCGATGTTTTAGTTCGCTTCTTTACATCGAACCCAGTAGAACCGCACTGGCAGGCGAGTATCCTGGTCTCGTCAGTTGGGATGCCTCCGCCGTTACCATTTTTCTCATTCATGAATTTCCTCCTCAGTATTTATTCGTCCAATCATCATACTGCTTGGACTTTGCTGTACTGGACTCTGGCCCAGTGTTCTCAAAAAACTTTCTCTGCCGATCCTCTTCTCCGCTGAAACTCTCCGGCTTTTCATAGTGCTTGGCATTATCCTCGGGAAACGGCCCATCGCGATCTATTTCCCAGCCACGCATGAACATTCGCGAGAGATCTGACCATAGCCTGATCATGCCTGTTTTTCCATGGCTGGATTTGGCCACGATGAGCTGCGTGTCAGGATCGTCTTCGCACCCTTTGATGTAATAGCCTCGACGGTACAGGAACCAGATGAATCGCGCTACTTGTTCTATTGCTCCGCTCTGCCTCAAATCGTGTAGCGTGGGTCGCTTGTCGTTGCGGCGCTCTACCTCCCTATTGAGCTGAACAGCAAGCAAAACTGGAATGTTCAATTCCTTGGCGATATTTCGCAGGCCCTTGGCCGCGGCCTCGGTAATAGCCGTCAGGCTCTCGCCTTTGTCGGCGACTTCGCCCAGGTGGTCTACAATGAGCAGGTCCAGGCCATGCATTTGGTGAAGCAAAGCGGCGCGCTGGTGTATTTGATCCGAAGAAAGCGCGGCCGAGTCGTCGACGTACAGTGGTACTTGGCTTATGGTGTTGGCTGCTTTGATCAATCCGGGCCATGAATTATCGGGCACAGACCTGAGCATCAAGTTGTTCAGGTCGACGTCACCAAAGCGAGCCAACATTCGCAGAACTACCATGCGACGGTCGTCTTCCAAGGTGGTGTACATCACCTTTTTGCCCTGCTTCGCGGCATTGGTGGCGATGTTTAGAACTAGAGCTGACTTGCCCATTCCAGGCCGGCCGCCAATGACGGTCATCAGCTTTGGCCACAGACCTCCGGTGAGCTCGTCGATTACACCGACTCCGGTCTTCACCATACCCTCTGGCGCCTTGCCTGTTTCCAGCTCCGCGAAGATCTCCTTAATGTCCGTTCCAACCAATCGCGGACCTTCGGCGACATCGAAAGCCGATGCCAGGGTTATTGCCTTGCGCGATTCGGCCAAGTATTCGGATATATTGATGCCCTCCGAAAAACCTCTAGCGAAAATCTCTTGAGCAGTGTAAATCATTTTTCGGGTGGCGGCCTTGTCGCGGACAATGCCGGCGTAGTGATCGACATTGGCCACCGTAGCAACGCTGTCCAATAAGCCAGAGAAGATAGCTGCTCCTCCTACTTTCTCAAGATCTCCCCTCTCCTTTAGCACATTACCCAGCGTCACCGGATCGATTGGCTTCCCATGAGAAGAAAGCTCGAGCATAGCCTCGAATATTCTGCGGTGGGCCTCAACATAAAAGTCCTCGCAGCCTGAAATTACCGAACGGATTTGGGCCATTGCCTCGTTGTTCAACAGCACCGAACCGAGGCATGCGGCCTCGGCCTGTTGGTCATATGGTGGAACCCTGTCCGTGCTCATCGACCACCTCCCTGTTTTGCCTTGTTCACCTTCGCCGCCAAATCAGATCCGTGCGCGTAATCATCTCCATTGTGGCCGGTCGGTCGTGGTATGTCCTGGTCTTTAATCGCGGCATTCCAAACGAAACGTCCGAGATCCTTCTTCGCCTTTTTGGGGTTCGCATATGTCCAACCAGCGAGCTTCGTTATCAGCTTGGGTATGTCAATCGCCGGCGCGCTCTTATCCAGATTCTCGGCGACCTTTCTTGGTTTGGTCACATTGTCCCACATGGTCTGGTCACCGACGCCGGGCACATTGAAGTCGACATTCTGCATTGCGGCATAGATCGTCTTGAGTCTATATGAGCTACCTTCAGGCGGCACACGGTCTTTAAAATCCGGCTGCTGGGGAGGAGGCGGTTCACGCCTCCGCCCTAACTCCCTATCTTGTTCTTGATCCTGATCCTGATCCTGATCCTGGCTCAAGAGGGGCATCTGAGCCCCTTCGAAGGGGCTATGTATATCAACCCCAAATTCAGCCGGATTCAAATTAAACAATTCAGAATATTCCTTGAGAAATGATTTTAAAAGCACAGTGTTAGGAATCTTTTTCAGCTCCTTTATTAGACCAATTCTGCGCTTGTCCTTTGTCGATAAATTGCCACCAATTTGATATTGGGCCATGCGTATGACAAAAATCATCTCCATCTTTTCATCATACTCGCAAAACCCAACATTAATTAACTTGCGAAGGGCCTTCGAAGCCCCTTCCAAGGGGATGCCTGTATCTTGAGCCATGTAGGTAGTTGGGCAATAATACAATCCCGACATCGATGAATGCGGCGAAGTTATTAGATAAAGAGCTAACACCTGAGCTTGGCAATCACCTCTGAGAATTTTACCGGTATTTCCAATCCAGAACTTGGCGGAAACCGTTCCATAATCACGCATTGCCAGCTCGCTTCCTGCCATCTTCAATCTTAGTTCCTTTGATGGTGTTGCATGTTGTACACAATACTCTCAGATTTTTTCTGTTGTTGGTTCCGCCTTTCGCCATAGGAATAATATGGTCTATGCTCATGTACACTCCTTCAATGGGAGTGTAATAACCCACACCACCACTAGGCCGTGGAACTTCAAATCCCGTCAATCCGCAGACGGCGCATATGAGTCCATCCTCTCGAAAAACTTGCTTGCGAATCCTTTCGGGTACTTTTCCGTCGGCCATAGGCTCACCTGCCTTTCTTGCCGCTGCCCTTCCGACCCGTTCCTTTGGCACTGCCCTGTTTCTGTTCGCGTTGAAATTCTGCCGCCTCTTGAAGTTCGCGCTCCCGAATCTCCTCTTGCTCCTCTGGCGTTGGCTCCTTCGATTCGGGCTCTTGCTCCTTACTGGATTGATCCTCGGGCTCGGGCCCAGACTCGGCGTTCTCGGCGCCTTCGTTGCCCTGTTCCTCCGGTGGACCTTCCATCGCGCCCTGGCCAGTAACGCCGGTTTCGGCCAGCATCTGCTCGCGGAGGCCATGCATTGTTGCCAGGCTCACGTTCTGCACTCCCTGAGCGGCCGCCTCCTTCTTCATATCGCCATCGCCTTCGCCCTGGGCCTCCCTCTCCGCAAGCAGCCTCTCAAACCGCTTCTCCAGGTCCTGCTGGTGTCCAGACTCGGCAAGGGAAACCAGGCCGGCGGCGCGCTCGAAATCGGGACTCAGCTCCCAAAATTTAGCGGACCATCTGATGGCCGTCTTCTGGGCCATCGCCGGGAAGTAGGTAATCCAAGGTGTGCGCCTCATGCTCGCCGGCGAAAGTACTTTCTCTGGCTCATCGTTTTTCCATCGCTTCCAGAATATCTCCGTGCCGTCCTTGGCAATTTCGACCCGGATGTTCTTGTCGGCGAGAACATTGTTGCGGTGGTTATAAACAGCTTCGATTGGGTAGGGCTGCCCGAAGTCATAAAAGCCGTCGTGATAACGAATGGCGGCATAGACGGCAACCATCTTTCCCCTGGGCTGGCGAACATCCCATGTGTGGTCGAGAAATAGGTTCGTACCCAGCTGGTGCTTGAAGTAGTCGTGCTCGTGCACGATGATTGCTTCGATCTTCCTGACCGATGGGTCGCGCCGCGCGAGTTTCATCAGGCCGCGGTATTGAACCTGCAGCTGGGTTATTTTCTCCCAGTACTCTTTACCGCGCTCATCCTTCTTTTTATTGTTGCGCGCCTCGAGGTAAGCCTCACCGAGCGGTCCCTCAAAACGCACGCCGAGCGTTGCAGCTTCCAGTATGGCCGCGATGGTCGACGTTGGTGTTGCGATGAGCAGATCCTTGTCGGATCCAACATGCGTCAGTGCGGAATTAATCCACGACGTGGCATCGATTGACGAAGGTAGCGAGCCTTCGATCATTTCCTTCAGGCTGTCGCTCTCCAGGCGAGCTTTAA